AAATGTAGAAGTGTCATATTCTTTTCCATCAATCGTAATGGGTTTCGCTTGTTTTTCGCCCATGTCGTTCTCCTATTTAAGTTACCAGGGTAATCCAGAATCCTGAACTGGATTCTTTTGAGCATTGATCTGATCTGCTAAAGAAGCCTCAACAGTATCTTTGCCCAAAGAATTTTGCACCCATCCAACAACTTGCTCTTTAGTCAAGCTCTCGTATGGTGTAAAGTTTCCTTCTTCTTGTGTGTATCCTACAGTTCCATAGGTCGAAGCAGTAAACTCGCCATCTACAGCAGTAACTGTGTAGTGAACTGTTACTACAAATCCATCAGAGGTCTTGCGATCCATCTGAACAATGTTCCAATCAAATTCCATTTACTTCTCCTTTTTAACAAGCCATCAATACACAAGGCACACAATATGAACCATCTGCGTATGTGCAAGTTACATGATTAGAGGTTACTTTAGCGATTGTCTTAGAACGAACAATATCATCGCCTTGTGGTTTAGCAGTTCCATCACCAGCAGACATGAGCAAATCGCCTTTCTGAACCACAACACCTTCGGCAATACGAATAATCATATCGCCTGTCATAGCCATATTGATTTCGTCTACATTGTGGGCTTCGTCATGCGACCAGTTTACAAACACACCAGCCACATTGACATCTCCTTCAACATCAGAAACCTTGACTTTGTTTAATTGTTCGTTATCAACAACAGCAGATTCTTCTTTAACATCACCAACATTAACACCTTCTGGAAGTTCATCTTCTTCTGTCCAGTAAGTCGTTGGTCGAACATACTCATTCATCTCATCTAAGTTAGACAATACTGTGCCTTTGAGCAATGTATCGTCTTTTGGTGCAGTTGTTTGTGCATAGCGAGATAAGTGTCCACCATTGTAAGAAACAGTAGTTCCTGATACAGAAATATCTCCTTCTTGTACATCAGCTTGCCAAAACGCAACAAGAGTTCCATCATTTGTAAGTCTATTTACAGCCAAAACAGTATTGCCACTTTTTTGAAAAACTCCTGTTCCATCACAAGAAAACTTTTGGTCTCCATATCCTAGCAAAATTGATGTAGTGGCTATACCAACATGACCACCAGCGGTAATACGCATACGCTCTGTATTGCCAACAGCAAACAACATATTTGCTTCAGAACGCATAAGACCATCAGCAGTAGATGAGCCAGTTAGCCAAGAACTACCAGCAGTTCCAATATACATTGCTTGAGTTCCGCTTCTACTAAATGCAGCACCGCCACCACCAGATATTGTCGTATTTACATAAATAGGTTGATAACCAGCCCCTACAACATTTAAAGTGCTTGATGTAGCTGCACTTGTAGTTCCAATTAATACATTACCACTAGAGTCAATACGCATACGCTCTGAACCGCCAGCGTTATACAATAAATTTCTACCTGATGTAAAACTTAAATCATTTAAATCAGCCTTAATAGATTGAATATTTCCAGACCCAGGTGTTCTTACAAGACGAATTTCTGGGTCAACAGAAGAACTTGCAATATGCAAAAGCGTTGCAGGGCTGGATGTACCAATACCTACATTACCGCTAGAGTCAATCCTCATCGCCTCTGTACCACCTTCTGTAAAGGCAATAGTGTCGGCTGCTGGGAAGAAAATACCTGTGTTGGTATCGCCTGATGTGGTAATAGCAGGTGCGGATACTGTTCCTGCTGCAAATGTAGAAACACCTGTTACAGTAGGATTGCTAAAAGTATTGCCTGTAAAAGTAACACCAGTAATTGTTCCACCAGTAATCTTGGCAGCAGTCATGGTATATGTGCCATCTCTGATGCCATCTCCGCAATCTCGGATCTGAGCCATCATGTCTCGCATGGTGTCGTTTACTGCTGATGGGAGCATCCCCTCTGGTGCGCCATCTGGAGGAGTTGCTGTGTTATTAGCAGGGGTTAGAGAATACTTTGTATATGCCATGATTTTCCTTTATTGACCTAATAATCCTTCCATTTGACCAGACTGATATAAAACATTGTAAAGTCTTGGGTCTACTGCTGGAGGAACTAATGTTCCAAATTCTCTTGCACCTCTAGATGTTAATCCGAGACCATATGCTGTTTCTCCGACTAATCGAGGTGAAGATAATGCTGCTGATCCTACTGCACCAGGTATGCCACCAAGAGCATAACCGCCTAGCCCTGTAGGCAAAGATAATGCACCAGATATTCCTCTTGGTGCAATGCTTGATAATGCTTGACCTGCGACTCCAGGCATAAACTGTTGTCCACCCATAGACTCTAATTCTTTGCCTAGTTTTACTCTCTGTCCATAGTTTGTTTGAACATTGTCTCTCATAAGACTTTGTAGCTTACGAACACCTGTATCAACAGATGCCTTTTTACCAAGACTGAGTGCTTTTTCTATTTCTCTGATTTGTTCTGTAGCCTCTGTATATGCTTTCATTGTGTTTGCATAAGCAGGAGCTTGTTTCTGAATTGTAGATTTAACAGAATTGTAGATTTCGCCAACAGATGACCTTGCTACTTTTTGCTCAAATGGGATTCCTTCTAAAACATCGCCAATTTGCTTTTTAAGAGCATCTAGTCCTTCTGGTGTGTGATATGTTGCAGGATCTAGACTTTTCCAATTGCCAATCAATCCTTTTGCTTCATTTATTTTTTCAGCAGCAGATCGATTAACAACTTGTTTGTTAAATGTAACTTTTTTCTCTGCATTTGTTAAAGACTTATCAATATCAGCAAAATCTAGGATGGACTTGTCATTTTTAACATTAACCATTCCAGACCGATACTCATCTTGCTTAATTCTATTTAGCTCATCTAAATTAGCTTTAGCGATGTCTAGTATTTCTGTTGGATCAGATCTGCCAGTAATATTGGCTCTGAACTGTTCTGCTGCTGCGCCACCTTTTTGACCAGCCTCAAATGCTTGCTGAATAGCCTCTTTGCCTGCGCCTGTAGAAACACCTAAGTATGGTGATAATATATTTCTGCCTACTGCTCCTGTTACAGCACCTGTTCCTCTTACTGTTGCAGCTAATGGATCAATTGTAGATGCTGCTCTTGCCAATGGTTGTGCAACTGCTCTAGGAGCTGCTGCTGCGCCACCTGTAAGAACGGTAGATAGGTCTGCTAATACACCAGCAGGATCTTCTGCTACAGCCTTTTTTAGACCTTCTCCTGTGCCATATCTATCAGCATAAAATTGACCAACTTTTCTAGCCATTTCTCTAGATTGTTTGTCCTCTCCTACAAACTGAACAAACTTCTCAGGCAATACATTTTGCAATGCACCAGCACCAACATCAAGAATAGACTTACCTGTTTCTAGCGGATTTGTTACTGCTGTAACAATGTTTCCTACAAGATTTGCAAAAGACCTTGGAAAGTTCATTACTGCACCAGTAGCAACTTCTCCAGCAGTTAATGGTTTTTGCTCTAATTCTATAGCAGGCATTTGATTATCTGCTCGAATCTTCGCTACTCTATCCTTTAACTCTTGAGACTGTGGATCAACATTATCTGGAATATTGTTGATCGTAATCCCATCTTTTGTTGTAATTGTATATGGCATATTAGTAATTTACTGTAATTGATGTTGATGGAACAACTAATTTTCTTTTTGGTAAACCAGAGAATTTAAATAGTTCATCCAATTGACCTTCATCTACAGCCCTGTTGTAATCACTAAGAGATCTTTCTTCATACTTTTTGCGGAGCTTTGTCAATCGAACTAGTGTTTCTTTGTTCATATTGATTGTTCCAGTCATAACCTGTCTTAAAAACTCTCGTTCAGCAGGCGTATCTAGACCTTTAGCGCCAATGCCTAATGCACCGATTTGTGGGAACACATCAGCACCAAGCAAAGAATTAAGCAACTCAGTATCAGATACTTCATTGATCTTTTTCTTGCTATTTGTAAATAAAACCTGAGTTCTGTTGATGTTGTTAAGAATGTCTGCACCAAGACCTGTGGTTGCACTTCCTTGCTCTAATAGATTTAGAGTTTCATTGATCTTGCCAATGTTTTTAACTGCTGTTTGACCAGCTTCAAAAATTTGAGTGTTTTTTTCTACACCAAATTTACCATAACCTCTTTCTCTTTCTCCTTGTGCTGGTAGAACATTAACAACAGATTGTGGACCAGTTCCAATGTCTTGAATCTTTCCTGTTGTGCTAATTTGATAAGGTCTATCAGCAGGCAATCCAGCTTGTTTCTTTTCGTCTGCTGTCATTGGTCGGAAAGACTCTTTTCTTTCTGTTGGCTCAAGAATTTTTGCTGCAGTAGTAAAGTCATCGCCTGCTGCTGCTGCCTGTGCTAATAACTCACGATCTACAATTGTCCTTGTTGGCAAATTACCTCTTAATGTAGCTGCTGTTTCTGTAATTGCTCGTTCTTGACCACGAACACCAGGCATATCGCCACCAAACATAGGATCAGCCAACATAGCTAACTGTGAGCCTTGACCTGTAGCCATATCAATTGGCACAGGTTCTTTTCTAAACGCTTGCGATGCAATCTCTCTTGCTCGCTGTTTACGCTTAAACTCCTCCAACTGCATACCAGTAACCATCTGCTTTAGTGTGCGATCAAACGCTTGGTTATAGCCTTCTGATCCTGCTGCCAAAGCACCTGCTAGAGCCTCTTGTGTGCTTATAGGAGATCTTTGTGTTCCAGATCTAGCCAACAATGCAATCGCTGCATTTAACAATGATTGTTGCGATGCGTTTTGTTGCATCCTTTGTTGTTCAGCAGGACTAATAAATGAAGAATAGTCTGGTTGCTGACCGAATAAAGCTGATAGATCAATTGCCATAATTTTATCCTAGTAAAGAATTTGGATTTCTTCTTGCCATTCTTGGTGTAATTAAACCTAATAGACCTGAGTAATCTACTTGTCCTCTAGGCATAATATTTTGTCTTGCCATCTGTGTTTGCTGTTGTTGTTGCTGTTGCTGATTTCCAGATAGTAAACCACTCGCCATTCTTAATCCTTGAATAGCTTGTCCTGGTGTAATAAATGGTTCAACACCAGTATCCCAAGAAGTAGGGCTTCCAGATGGAACATTGGTTGCTCTAGCTTGCTCCATAATATCTTGCTCAATATACTGAGAATCACCTGGATACTGAGGAATCTGAGATACAGGTGGAGCAAATGATTCATAGCCAGTATATCCAAGCTCCCCATATGTTGGTCCCATCTGCCCTACATCTAATCCTGTGTAGCCTAGCTCACCATATGTCGGACCCATAAATTCTGGATTTACATATGTGAATCCTGGTGCACCTCCACCAACAATACCGCCTAAAGTTGCTGTGCCTGCTGGCAAACCAGTATTAGCTGCTGCTGCCATACCTGCTGTAACACCGCCTTCTGCTAAAGCTGCTGCATCTAATAATGCTGCTGCTTGCGCTGCTGCTGATCCTGCTCCACCTGCTGCTGTTGCGCCAGCACCACCTGCTGCAGATGCTCCTGCTGCGGTTGCTCCTAATGCTGCATCTAAAAATGGTGCGCCAATAGCAAAAGCAGCAATAGGTGCTACACCTCTAACTAATTCGCTTAATTTAAATCCACCACCGCCAAAATATACATCAGGATTTTGCATCCCACCATGCTCAACAGGCTTTGTAATAGGTTTTAATACATCGCCTTCTTTTTTATATAAAACTGTTTGAAAGCTATTCGGACTTCCCTCACCAGCTTGACCAGGAACTAATGTGTCTCCTGTATAAGCATAATAATCTTTTGTAGCTTCATTTATTTTGTCATATATCTGTTCTTCAACAGATACAGTTCTTGTTAATGGTTTATAACCAACAACAATATTTTCTTCATTTCCAACTGGTTGTGTAATTACATCAGTTCTGCCTGTTGGTCTTAAATAGCCTTCTTCATCTGGCTCATATATTTCGCCTGTAACTTCTTTTTGATATGGCTTTAATCCTTCTGTGTTTATGCCAAATTTTTGTGCTATTGAATTTATATCACCAGTAATTTTGTATCCAAATGGTGATTCTGATGGCACTCCGCTATACCCAGATGCAGGATAACCAGCTTCAGCTTGTTCTTGTGAATCTACATCAGCAGGTAAAACATATTCTTTATTTATACCAAATGCTGCTGCACCTCTAATTAAAGCATTAGAAAATGAATTACCAGACCAACCTAAGTCAGAAATAATGTTTCCTCTGCCAAATGAAGCATCAGACCATTTTTGTCCTGGTTTTGTTAATTCTTCTGCTTTTGCTGCTGATAAATATGGAACTTCATAACCTTCTATATTGGCTAGTCCATATTGCCCATAAACAGAGCGATTTATTCTTTTAGCTTCTGCCATTTTTAACCTTTATAAGAAACCACCAGCCAAACCACCTAATATTCCACCAGCTATAGGTGCGCCATAACTACCGCCAAAGAAATTAGACACCCCTGGTATTTGATTTGCTAAATAACCGCCCATACCGCCTAATAATGCACCGCCAAGTATTCCTGCTGTTTTGTTTGCTGAATATTGTGGTTGCGGAGCAGGTGTGCCATACGATCCAAGAGGCGAACCATAAACCGATGATAGATAGCCAGATAACTGTTCGTAAGGCAATCTCTGTTGGAATCCAAATCGAGCCATTTGCTCTTGTAGAGGTTGTGCTGCAATAGCCTCTCTTTGCGCCCCAACTTCTGCCAATGTTTGTGATGGCAAGAATTGCTGACCATATATTTGTGGGGCTGCCGATGCTGCTGCCAACTGTCTTTGTAGGTCTTGCGCTTGAACTGATCCAAGACCACCAGCAGCTTGTAATTGTGTTCCTAATGCTGCTTGTTGGGCTTGCTGTAAACCTTGTGCAGCCATCATCCGATTGGCAATATCTTGTTGAGATACACCAGCCAATTGACTTAAAGCCTGCTGTTGTAAACCTCGCTCTTGTTGATATTGGCTTCCTGCAATATTAGCAGTAATATCTCCTAAAGACCTGCCATAAGCCTCTGTAGCAGTTCCTAATGCTCTTTCCATAGAACCACTACCTAATCGACCAGATCGGCTATAAAGGCTCGAAATGCCTGGTAATACTGCTTGGCTAAACTGTTGAGTTAGTGGTCGAGTAGCAGCTTCCATCATTTGTTGTTGATATGGATTTCCTTGCAAAAATCCACCGCCTGCAATATTTGCTAATTGACCTGTAGCAATATTTTGGAATCCACCTTGTGCAGCTTGTCGTAAAACATCTGTGCCTGGTTGTGTTTCTGCTGCACCATAAATATTTTGAAATAGTGGTGTAGCCGCAGATTGTGCTGTTAATCCACCTAAAAAAGCTTGCTGTGCTTGTTGTAAAACAGGGCTTTGTTGCCTAGCCAATGCTTCTTGTTGCGATAATGCTTGTAATGTTTGCTCAGATGGGCTTACATAAGTTTGACCAGGAAAGAATTGTGGTTGTTGGCGCAAGAAAATTTCTTGGGCTTGGCGCAAACCTTCTGTAAGAAATGGGCGAATAGATGCATCAATCTGAGATGCATTGGCTGCTGGCTGACCTGGTGTAATTGGAGTGCTTGGAAGCAAGTTAATAGGATTGGAGTAAAAATAATTAGGTGTCATAGTGTTTGTAGTAACTGTATTTGATGTTGGTGTATTAGTAATTACACCGCCTGCTGTTGATTGCGCTTGAACTCGATCTAAATACTTTTTTATTGCAGCATCTTGACTTGCACCAAAAGAAGAAGATAGACCACCTCTAAAATAAGGTGATGTATATGATAAATCTGCTGTTCGAGGAACTCCAGCATTAGCATTTATAAATTCAAAATATTCTGGTGATCCAAAATATCGAGTGTCTCCAATAAAATTAGATGGAACTCTGATTTCACCTGGTTGTTGAAATTGGATTGCCATAATTGTCCTTATCCTACAATAATATATTTATAAGTCATACCTGATACTGAATTAGCAGGATGACTAATAGTTGCGCTTCCTGCTGTTGTTGCTGATATATAAGGCATTGTAAAAAGATTGCTTGTGTATCCATTCGATGACAGATAGTTCATAGTGGCTATGATGCTTGGTGTTGCTGGTCGATCTGGTGTTGTCTGTGTGCCAAAATGCTCAATTGAAACACCTATATCAGTTGGTCTCCACATAATCTCTACATAATCATCTTTTTGCAGAGCAACAAAGAAATTTAATGCAGCAATCAATCTAGATTCTGTGCCTGTAGATTTTCTTTGTGGAATACCAAACTCACTATTACTGTTTGGAATATCTGTGCCATTCTTGCGAAACCAAATACTAACCTCTTGCACATCATTAGTAGTATTAATTAACTGTGCAGAAAACTGTATGTTATATAGACCAGCATATCCTACTGTTAGTTTTGTGCTGTTTGCAAGACTAGCACCAAGACTGTAGTCTGTGGTGGTAAATGACATAATATTAGCTGCTGTGGTTGTGGTAGCAGCTTGGTCTGTGTCATCTTGCACCGCAAGATAAGGGTAAAAACTACTAGCAGAAACATCATCTGCTGGCACTAAGACGATTATTGAATCAGCACCGATTCGAGCATCTGTAATGGTTGTAGTGCTTGCACCACCTGTCGCTAAAGTAACAGAGCCAGTATTATTCGTCTTGCCATTCATAATCCCATTGACTACTTCGGCAACACCTCGCTGATCTGCTCCGAAAGGAGGTAACAGTCGATACATTATCTAGTTCCTAGAGGGTTCATATCTACATCAATACCTACTGCATTTGTCCATTGACCTGTAGGTGTTAATTGTAGACGATGATACCGCCCAATACCTCGGATTGATACTCTATTTTCTGCATCGGCTGCTGTCTGAGAGCCAAATACTACCTGCTCATTTAACAGTCTGCGAGAAAACAATGCTACTGATCCAGAACCACCATCTACAATTGGCTTTGCCATAGTGATTGCAGAGGTTGTGCCAGGCATTTCAATATCGCCTGTCTCAATATATGCTGTATTGCCATTGCCTGTAAAGGTAACAATCTTTGTATTCTTAACACCAGCAAATTGCATCTTGCCACCAAGCCAAACCCTATCATCAAAGCTAGACATAATCTGCTCTAGGTTGCCAAATACATCCATGCCCTCTAAGTCAAATGATGGTGTAGAAGAAGAAGCGACTCGGCTTGCATCGGTAGTTCCGCTAGTCCATTTGTTTGTCTGATAATTGTAGATAAGCAATTTATCTACAGTTGCAGAGGATTGGCTTGCATAAGCCCAAACAACTAACTTTCTAAATGGGTCTACTGCTGCTGACATTAGGCTTAAAGAGCCTTCATCTACATCGCTAAAGAAATATCGGTTTACCTTTTCATTTCCAATAGGAATGACTTGCTGTCCATCACAAGCATAGAAGCCATCATCTGACAGAAAGAAGCTAGTTCCACCATACTGCACAATCGAATTAGACTCATAGCATCCAAGGTTTCGGCTGATATTGTCAAACTGAAACACTAAAGGACTTCCAACATAACTCATGCGGTGGATTGAGCGATCCATAAAAACTAACCCAAATTCACCACCAGTTACACCCACAATTGAGCCACCATCAGGAATGTCTTGGAAGTCTGCCTGAGTTGTTGCAGAATTAGCCCAGTTAGACTCATCGCCTAATGCTGACCATTGCACCCTATATGGATAAACAGTCGAGCTATTTACATAAGCCGACACTACAAAATCTCGAACTACTGTTACATACCGAGACTGAGGAGCATCTGCTGCTAAGTCTTGGAAGGTTGTAGAGTTATTTAAGTTATATCCCTGCAAGCGGTTTCCACCATTAGCAGCAATTAAGACATTGCCAAATTGTGTAAATCGCCATCTTTGGTTTGTAGGGGTTGAATACTGAAAGCTAACTGTGCCTGTATCAACAGTTGATCCAATATTGCCACCTGCTTGTAGATAGGTAAAGGTTGTAGTTGTAGGAACTGTATCAACAGTAAAAGTTCCATTAACTGCGGTTGTAGAAGTAGCTGCTACTGTTACCGAATCGCCTACAGAAAAACCATGATCAGCAGATGTAGTAATGGTTACTACTCCGCTAGTCTTAGCGACATTGGTGATTGTTCTACTAGCCTTTACTACCGAATCCAAAGATAAATCGCCTGTATCTAACTTAAATAACTTTGTTGCACCGCCAGCAAATACAATAGTAGCTCCTGCTGCGGTTTTGCCTGCGACTACATTGTTTAGGTTCTCTGATGCTGCGCCAGAGTATTCCTCGGCTGCATTAATAGCACCATATCCTACAGCCTTAGAAAAGACATTCTCTGCCCTTTGTAAGCCATTGGTTAGTCCTGGCTGATCTGGAGTCCACTCTCCGAAAGTTATTCTACTTATTGCCATTGTGAGTTTCCGCTAGATATGTCTGTCCATACAGTAGTGCTTGCTGCTGTGGCTGTCCAAGTCTCTGATCCTGCCGATGCCACAGTCCATACTGTTGCACTAGGTGTGATGCCTGTCCAAGCCTCTGTGCCTACTGTTTCGTCTGTCCAATTATCGCCTAGAACTCTGCCAAAGCAATTGACTAGGGCTATACCATTTACTGTTGCTATTGCGCTGTAGATTGCTACAGGATTTGCTGTTACTGTGGCAAATGCGGTTACTGAGGCATCGCCACTATATTCAACACCGCCTAGTGCAGTTACTGTTGCTGTTGCCGAGATACTGCCAGAACTTAGTCTTTCTCGAATGGCTGATGCAGAGGCAGACCCTGATGCTGAAATAGAGCCAGAGCTTGTTCTAATCCTGATAGCATCTGCCGATACTGTGCCTGTAGCTGAGACTGCACCAGATCCTGCAAATATTCCATATCCATTTGCCGAGACCACAGCCAGAGCCGATACAGCTCCTGAGCTTGTTCTAACCCTGATCGCTTCTGCATTTACTGTTCCTTGGGCTGTTATTGAGCCAGAGCCTTGTCTGATTGCAAAGCCATTAGCAGTTACTGTGGCATCGCCTGTAATAGAACCAGATGAGGTTCTTGTTCGCATGGCACTAGCTGTAACTGTGCCATCTGCTGTTACTGAGGCTGATGCACCTCTTATCGCATAGCCATTAGCACTAGCAGAAGCGCTAGAACTGACGCTGGCATCTCCATAGTATATGCAAGTGCTGGCTGATGCCCATGCAGGGTCATCAAATGACACAAGGATCTGTTCAAGAGTCCCGAACTGATCGATGTTGTCAATTGTAAATGCGCCACAATAATCGGCTGGCATGGATTAGGCAAGAGTTACTGTCAAGCTGCCTGATGCAATCTTGAATACATCGCCTGTATCAATAGTCTTAGATGCATCCAATTGTGTATGGTAATAAAGGTTACCGCTTGTGCTTGCATCCCAAATACCAATATGAGTTACTGTTCCCCAATTGCCTGTGGCTTGTGGGAAAGTAATATCAGCAGAAGTAGCAGATGCGCCATTGCTAGGTGCGCCAAATGTCGCTGATTGGCGAGCATATGATCCACCGCTAACCTCTGTGCCAGTTCCTGCATCTGTTGGATCTGCGGTATGAAGACTGACATAAACTGTTGCAGGAGAAGTAAAGGTTGTTGCTCGGAGAGTTGCATTGATTAGTGCATCTTCGAGATAATTTGACATTTCAGCCATTTTGATTCCTTATCGAGAGGTTACTTTCATTTGTAGAGGAACACCCGAATACTCACCATTTTGGTCAGCAAGCGAGATGTTGTTGATGGATCGGTCATACAAAGCTGCCCAAGTCTGACTGCGAGCATCATTGATTAAATATGGCTCGGCTTCCAAAAGGCTTGCATAAAGCAAAGCATCTGGATAGTTAGCCAAGAATACATTAGAGGCATTGCTGTCCGATAATACTGTCGGCTTTGCATAGTAAAGAATCTCTAAGGTATAGTTTGTATCTGGCTCTGGAGCTAAGACAAACTCCGATGCCAAGATAGTGTAATAGACTGGCTTTCCTGACTCATCTGCTGGTGCATCTCTTGTAAATGAACTAGGAGATAAGTAAGTTACAGGCATCCTAGGATTACCTTGGACATGAAGGTCTCGAATCTCTAAGAAGTCTGTAGGTAGAGCTACCTTGCCATCACCGCTTACTGTCGGAGCTGTAGCAGACTTTAGCATCTCCCTTGTGCGGAGATCCCTAGCCATTCTTAGCTCGGCAAATCGAATGAAATCGGGGATAACTGATGTTAGGTCTGACCGACCTAAATAGTTAGCCACCGATGTCTTTAGATCGGAATAATTGGTATAAGGCATAGCTCTCTCTTAATCTTTTGGTAATTCGATGTTGTGCCATCCATAGACATATTGTCCTATATGTCGGATGCCTTTAGATAGATCATGGTCTACCCAGGTATCAAATCCTGCATCTTTTGCCTTAATGCAGAAGTAAATATCCTCACCTAATATTTTGTTGTTGCCTAACTGCTCAAAGTAGAAGTAAGGTTCTTCCATTGCTTCGATTACTTTGCGCTTAATCAACATTACACCGCATCCAATGCCATCGGCTTTCTCGATGCCTGATTTAGCATTGGAATAGATTGGCAGCCAATCTACTGATCCATCCTCTTGTATTAGGAAGTTCTTAGCTGTCGGTTTGACAGGCTCAGACCTTGTAGTCGCATTGACTCCGATAATATCTTTATCATGAGCCATTAAGATTTTTAGGGTATCTTTTGGAAACCGCATATCCGCATCTACAAACAGTAGATAGTCTGCCTTAACTTCTAAGGCTGTTTTTACTAGGTTATTCCTCTGGTCAAAAATCAGAGTTCCTGCGCTAGTAAAAAGGTCTATATCATGCTTTGTGGTCTTGATGGTATAGGCACACATCGCCACCAAATCAAAGGCTGTAGCGACCTCCATTTGCCCTCTAGCGGGGATTAAAATAGCGATCCTCATACTTCACCGCCTCTAGTGCGGAAAACCCTATTCTCAGGGTCATTTAGCCATGCTTTTAGGGCTTTTTGGTCTGCGATGTAGAATCCTCGCATAATCCCCTTTGCATTTAGCTCATTGATAATTGCTAAAGGTAAAGAGGCTATTTTGTTCTTTGGATCAAAAGGCTGATCTGACCACCCAGTTTTGCCAGGATTGGCATTATATTGCTGTTTTGTATGCTCTGCGAAATCGCTTAAGTCGGTCTGGGAATGGATTATAATACCGCCCTCTCCATCAGACAGAACTGTTCTTACTTCACCATCTACTACATCTAAGAGTTTTTTCATAAATAGAAATGGGGTAGGTTTTGCCTACCCCATATTCTACAGACTATCTAACTTTTATCAAGCAGATAAGTCAAATGCACCGCCATGAGCAGCTTCATTGCGAACTTCTAAAGTCAATTCAGCCAAGATTTGTTTCTTCTCAGCATCGCCAACTTTTGCAATGTCATTAGTTTGGAATGGGCGCAAGTATGCCAAAGCTGCATACTCAGGATCGAGAACCAATGCATCCCGAGTCCGCATAAAGCGGTTCGGAACAATCTGCAATACACCAAAGTCGGACTGATAAAGATCAGCACCAGCTAGGATGGTTGCTTGACCATTGGTAGGCACTTGATAGCGCTGTGCTGCCAAGCCTGTAAAGCCTGATACTGTCTGCTTGAGAGCAGGCGATACCATCAATACAGAAGGTGTGCCACCGCTTTCGAACACTTGCTTGATAACATCCTTGAGGATGGTCTCAGTAAATGTGCGAGTTGTGCCATCTGTGCGGGTTGATACACCGATAGTTGTGGGATCTCCACCTGCGGTTGTGCCAGCCGATACATTGGTGTTGCTCTTGATGTAAGAGAGCAAAGAACCCATCTTACGACCAGTTACACCAGATGTGCCAACAGATTGACCTTGGTTAGCTGTGATGATGGTTTCGATGTCTCGCTTGATTTCAGCCGAGGCTTTAGCCAATTGGTAAGCCATCTCAGACTTACGACCAGCAAGGTCAGAAGCCAAGAGAGTGCCAGAAACCATAACAGTCTTACCTACGATCTGTGTATAGTTACCAAGGCGAGTTGTTGGGCTGATTGTTGCTTCTGTTGCGCTTGCACCTTCAACTAAAGCATTAGCTGTAGTTGCTGCTGCGAGTGCATCGGTTTGCCACTCATGGTAGACAGAAGTAGCTTTTGTCTTACCGATAGAGGACATAATTGGGGTGTCGGTAGGGCTGATGTCATAGATAACATCGGTTAAATCTTCCCGAGCACCGATTGCTGTATAGCGATCATATGCTGCCATTTTTCATTTCCTTTATAAGAATCGTTCAAATAATCGAGCTGCATCCTTCTTATTGCCTGATTGGCGAAGTTTGGCTCTCTCTTTTTTTACTGCTTCATTCTCAGAACTCTGCGGATTAGATGTTCCTGGTCTGATAGTCTTTGGTGCGATAGCTACCTTTTTGGTGGCTGCGCCTTTATTTGCCATCAACTTATCATATTGCGCTGCTTTATAGAGGGCTAATACAGCTCGACTGTCGTAAACCTGAGACAACTCTTGGTCAGTAAATCCGATAGATTTCGCATAATTGCGGATGTCTCTGCGGACTATTTCGGCTTTCACATCATCTTTAAACTCTGGGATAGCCTCGACTAGCTTTTGTTGCTCTGCTTGCATATGCTTCTGTAGAAGTGCTTGCTGATGAGCCATCTGTTCTTGTTGAACTCGCTGTCTCTCAATCTGCACCGCTTGAAGCTGCTTATCTCGCTCTACTTTCTCTGCCATTGCAACAGCATAAGCAATAGGATCTTCTGTCTTTAGGGCAGATAAATCCTCACCTTGTGATTGCTGTTGAAGTAATTGTTCAATGACTTGGAGTCTTTGAGCATAGGTTTCTCTTGTCTTTGCTGCTTCCTGAATCTTTACTCGCTCGGCTTCTACTGCCTTGCGCTGTTCCGCTAAAGATTGGGTTTTCTTCTGATAGTCAGCAGTCCTACTGTAGCCATTCAGAAGCTCATCAAGGCTAACTTCCACTTCTTCACCAGAGACTTTAACTCGGTATTTAGGGAGTTCCTCTACTTCTTCTTCCTGACTTTCAGCTTCTTCTGCACTTACATCTTGTTCCTCGAACTCTGGATCACCTATTAATTCGGTAATCGGCTGTTCACTAGTTTCTGGTTGGGCTTGCGCCTCCTCGGCTTGTGGTTCAAGAAAAGACATAAATGCATTAGCTGCACCTCTAACAGATGTATCTACACTCCCTTGTGGGTTGGTGTTTTCACTCATTTTTTACCTCTATGGTTGGTTAAAAAACCTTAAATCGCTTCTTTTCGATTTCGTCATTTTGGGCGATTGATCGAATAGATGCTTCAAATTCTTCTATGGCTCGCAGTTTGACTAAGGCTCTTTCTCTGCCTTCTACATCATGGTCTGCCGAACCAAATATGTAAGACTTATAGACATCTTTCTGAGCTTCTAGGAGCTTAGTAAAGAAATCGTCTATTAGTAAATTTTTTGCTCTATCGCTTGGGTTCATCCAGGAATCCTGACATCTCCTGTAAGTTTAGCTCCTACTTGCGCTGCTTTCAACTGAGCTTCTGCTTGGAACTCTGCTGTCTTTAATTCTAAGTTTGCAGCAGCTTTCTCTCGCTCTAACTGAATCTGTGCCTGTGCTTTAGCCCTAGCAATTTCAATGTCATTGAGTGCCTTGGCTCGGTCTGTTTCGATCTGTGCTTGTGCCTGCTGCATCATCATATCGAGAGCAGGGTTAGGCATCTGCTGTTGTGGCTGTGGCTGAGACAACATCTGGTCTAGCTCTGGTGGAATCTCTTTGAAGAACTCCATCGAGTCTTTGTATCCTGCTGCCTCAATAAACTTACCGAGTGTGTTGCGATACTGACCCACAGATACTAGCGGATTAGCAAAGCCTTGGGATGACAAGATTTGCTCTTGTTTCTGTAGAACCATCGCTGCCATCGCCATCTGTTGATCTTTGCCACCAGTTCCTAGACCTACATTGGTCATTAGGTCGTAGTTATTCTTCCACTCTCTTGGGTCAATCGAGACATATTTGCCACGAATCCGTACAACCCTTGGCTTATCTTGATACTTCAAGAGCATATGGAAAATGCCATTAAACAGGTCTTTTACCCCTGTCTCGGCAAAGATACGAGCAATCATCTCAATCTTACCTGCTCCAGCTTGTTGCATAGT